AAAAACTTTAGGCCGATATGTCGCTGTAGGATAATGGTTTACCGGCGGACTACCACGTCAACCGCGAAAATAGTCGCCAAAACGGTGACCGGAACGATCACCGTAGGAGACTGCCACCACCGCTGCCGGCGGGCGTGCGCGGCCTCGAGGTCCCAGGACTGCCAACGGATCACGGCGCGCAGAGAATCCTCGCGGCTCGCGGCCGCGATCTCTGCGAGGCGGTGATGGTAGGTGAGCGCCGACACGGTGTCGCGCACCGCAGCGCGGAGCCTGAGTCGGTCGGCCAGGATCTCCCGGAGCTCGGCGCGCGCCAGCGGCCAGCGGATACCGTCGGCATCGCGGGCATCGAGCAGCTCAGCGAGCCCAGCGCCGGCCGGCGGGCACGGATCAGGCGGCGCCCCCGCGGCGGGACTCGTCCAGAGCATCGCCGATAGCGCCAGGCAGATCAGACTCCACTTTGCCGAGTCCATCCTCCATCTCCTTCGCTGCGGCCGCCTGGGCGCGCTCACGCTCGCGCAGCGCCTCGGCCCGGGCGGCGGCCGCCTCAGCCTCGCGCGCTCGTCTCTCGGCATCCTGCGCAGCTTCCTTGGCTCGGTCGAGCCTGGCCTCGGCCGCCAGCCGATCACGCCAGCCCCGGAACCACGACAGGCCAAGGGCGCCGGCCAGCGCCGCGAGCACGGCCAGCAGGGCCTCGACGCTCACGACTGATCGGCGGCCGGCGTCCGCGTGCTGAGCATTGGCAGCGGGACGCGCTCGGCCACGATTCGCAGCACCGAGTCAGCCACGTAGGCCATCGCCAGGACCACCATCGCCGTCGTGTATGCTGGGAAACATGCCTGGGCCACGACCGACGTGCTGGCGGTCAGCCGCAGCATCACCCACGTCAGCAGACCAGCTATCACCAGGATCGCTGTCAGTTTGCGGATTCTCGACCATGCCTCAGCAGAGATTTTCATGACGCCGCCTCCTTTGACTTGAGCGCGCGCCGGCGCTCGTCCTCCATCAGCGCAGCCTCGATCGAGACCGCGTGCCCGTCGATGTACCCCTGTCGCCAGGGCTCACGCAGCCCGAGGACGCCGCGGACGTCCAGGTGCAGCCATGCCGCATATCCGCGCACGTAGGCGGCGATGCCACCCGCCGCGAACCACTCTATGCGATTCGCGAAATCGTAGACCTGGATCAATGGACGGCTGGTAGTGATGTCGGCTGCGCACGTATAGCCACCGAGGTCTGCGCGCGGCAGGTGCATACTGGACGGCGCGCCGCCGACCGCCGCGTTGTGCGTTGTGCATCGCGAGCCGCTGTCGATCCGGATCGGCACGCGGATGATCTCCCGCAGCTCTTGTAACCCGACCACTAGCGCCGGGTGCGGATCGGCGAGACCGCAGCCGCAGCGGCACGTGAACTCGGAGCGCGCGAAGTAGGGCGTGATCACAAGAACCGGCTCCCTGCCGCAGCGCCCACGACCAGCGCGGGCAATATCTGCGTGAGCAACGCCCGCAAGCTCAACTTGTTTGCCACGGCGTCCCGCAGCTCGCGCAACGTGTCGGTGTGCTCATTACACGGCAGCCGCTTAATCATGACCTCTTGGACCGCCGCCACCCGCCTGGCCTCGGCCAGCTCCCCTCGCAACCCGGTGACCGATACGTCGAGCGAGGTGGTCGTCTTGTCGAGACGATCGACGCTCTTGACCAGCATCTCCCATGCTTTGTTGCCGTTGCTGAGATCAGCCACGTCAGTCCTCCGTGATCACGTGCCAGTCCGATAGATCGCTCCACGGCCCCTGCCGACCGAGGCTGTCCACGCCGGCCGCGCGGGCGCGCCCAGAGTCCGCCCAGACAGGGATCGGAACGACACACGTGGTGTCGCCCCAAACCGTGCCGCGTATCCAGAGATCGACCACGTACCGCTGCACCGGCGAGCCCTCGGTCGGCGGCGACCAGTCGAGCCGAGCGAGTCCGCGGTCCCGACACCCGAACCGCAGCTCGGCGTCGGTCAGCGAGTACCAGACGACAGCCAGCTCGTGGAGGACAGCTGTCAGCGGGCGCAGCGTGTCGCTGGCAGCGGGGACGGCGACCACCCGCATTTTGGTCACGAGATCCGTCTCAACCGTCCCCGCCTGGTCGTCGGGCGGCTGCCAGCAGCCTACGCACCCGGCAGCCAGCGCAGCCGCGAACAGCAGCACGCCTATCGTGGTCCTCATGACCGGCCTCCCAGCATCAGCGTCAGCATCGCGCCCTGGCGGCCTTGCTCGGCCATCGCGCCCTCGCACCACTCAGCGAGCGCCGGCTCGGGATCAGCGTCCAGGATCGCCGACAGCGCCCGGCCAGCGGCGATCAATGATGTCACTGCCCTGCGTAGCAGCTCGTTCGGCACGCCGTCGGCGCTCGGGATGCCGACCAGATCGTCGTCGTCTCCGGTGAGCCGGTAGACGCCGTGCGATAGTTTGACCACCTGGCCGCGCTTGCGGAGGTTACTCAGCTTGACCCGCGCGGAGGACGGCAGACAACCAGTCGCCGCCGACAGCGTTTTCGGCGTCACACACCCGTGTTCTTTTTCAATCGCGCGGAGGTAGTCGGTCACGACCCTAACCTCGGGATTCCACCATAGATCTGCACGCCGCGAATCCAGTATGGTCGACGCCAAATGCCGTCCTCTTTCGTCCACTGGTACGGTGCCGGTTGCGCCCATGGCTCGCGCAGATCGAGCGGCGTCGTCACAGCGTATTTCCACGCCAGAACATCAGAGCTGTTCATAAACACGGCCCCGAGCTTCTGCAGTTCATCGACCACGATCACGAATTCCCAAGGGTCGATTGCCGTCGTGTCGCCGTAGGGCCCGCTCTTGATGTCGTGCGTAAACCAGTGCATGATCGGCTGCTTGCGACCAATATGTCGCTGCGCTTGGTAGCGTACCCGTGCCCGTAGCTCGTCCTCGGTGAACGTGACTTCGCGCGGCCCGACCAGATCCTCAGCCGCAAAACTCGGGGCCCACAGCATCACGTTGACCGGTGACCAGGGGTAGTGCATAACGAACGAGATCCGCGTGGAGTCAGACTCTGACGTGCCGAACCCGCCGCAGCCGAGAGATGTTGCCCCGGCACGCCAATCGAACCAGCCCCATTGAGCATCGTGCCCGTATTGTCCGTAGAGATTCCCAGGCCCAGCACGAGTTGTGCGGATCGACGTGTAACCTAGCCTTCTGGCCGCTTCGATTCCCTGCTGATTCCACCTGTTGTTTGGTAGCGCTAACGCCTTGCCGACGTAAGGGTCATTCAGATATTGCGCGCCCATATAGGCGTAGAGCCAGCACGGATCGAAGTCCACTAGCAACGAGTCGGTACCGGACCCGGCTTTCGAGAATATGTCCTCTGGCCAAGTGCGCTGTGGCGGTGCCCAGTCGTCGCAATCATAGACGCCAAATTCACCAACCTTGCCGTGTTCACGGAATCCAACCGATCCAGTAGAACAATACTGTGCGGTCCCGTACAGTGGATGCACCCGGCTGTGCGCGCCGATCTCCATCCCACGCGCCCGCCAAGTCCGCAGATCGTCCGCGTCGTAATAACTGCCCAATTCCTGGATGTTGACGTTGATCGTGATTGAGATGCCAAGAGAATCTGCTTTCTGCGACCAAGCTTCATTGCTGGCTTTGTGGCCGTCGTCGCTATTCATCGATGCAATCAGCGTGGCCCCGCCTGGCAGCAGCGGTCCAGGATCATATCCCTCGATCCAGGACAGCGTGAAAAACGGGCGGGCGGCTGCAGTCGCGTGATCAGGCATCCTCGCGGAGACGAGTGCAACGGTTGAGGCGTTATCCATCCAGGCCAACACCATGCCATTATAGACTGCGCCACCGGCAGCCGCCGTGACGATCTTCGTGATCTGGAAACCATACCAATCAGGTGACGACCAGCGCGGCGTGTTATATCCATTCGTCGGGTGCGGTTCTGATGTGAACTGGTAAACGTCACCCCAATCGGCGAATCCGCGACGATTATCAAGCGACGGGGACCATGGTGCACTGCTCGTCGTTGGCGCGCCACGACCAGCAAGCGTCGATGCGTTCCCCTCGATGCAATCATCCTGTCCTTGGATTTGGTTCTTCCACGAGGCATGAGCCATTCCAAACCGCGAGCCGTAAGAAAGCAACGTATGCCATTGATCATCATCGGCCCGCGACATCATCACTGCTAGGAGTGTGTCCGTATTACCTTGCGAAAATGACGTTGATGCCTGGATGTTAAGTCGTGCATCGACGACAAATGAACCAGCGGGGACGAGTTCATGGATCGGGCAGTAGAACAGGAGATACTGCGTTGTGTCCGGATTCGTCGTGTTGTGCATGTCGTGTTGTTCGCCGATTGAGCGATAGCTAGATGTCTGCGTCGTGTAATCAGCCACGCCATCCCATTTATACGGGCTCTTAATAATCTGCCGGAATGCGATCGGAATATTACCCTCGGCAGCCCCGTATACCGCTGACACGTCAGCGTGTTCTGCATAGATATTCCACAAGCTCGATCCAGACGGCGTGCTGCTGGCCCGTGTCACGACAGCGTGTTTCATTGTTCCAGGCAGATCGCCACCGAGTGTGTCAGCAAATGCGAATTCACCAACATCGCCAAGGTCGATCCAGACGTAAATCGAATCACCCTTGAACGCGCGAACGGTGTCAGGCAACGACATGTCTAGCGACACGAGGCTCGCGGCCTCTGGTGAATCGTATAATTCAGTCGCGAGCATCCCGCGCGAAAACATTTCCTTGCCTACGACGCGAGTGGTGACCGCGCAATCGACGTCATAGCCGAGATCCACGCTGACTGATAGATCTGGCGTCTCGCCCCAACCAGCAAGCATCGGCTCCACCGCGATCCCCGCGCCGCCCCCGTGCTTGACGGTAACATTACCGCTGAACAATTCTAGCGTGTCGCTACCGGCCGGCGTACATACCCGCACGGCTATAGTCTGTTCAGCATCCACACCTATTTCCAAAACATCTTTCACGGCATGCCGCGTAGCAGATGTGTAGTCCTCCTGGTAATCCGCCTCCGGAACTTGCACAACAAGCACGTGCTCAAAGCCGATGTTACTCTTGACGTGCAACATCGGCCATGCGCCGTCGTAAGCGACATAAGCCTTGACTGTAACGCCAGGCTTAATTCCTCCAGAGCCGCCGCTGTACGGACTAGGGCCGGTACTATATGGTCCTGTATCGCCTGCGGCGATTAACAGGGACAAGGCGGCAGTTATCAATATACAAGCTGTTAATCGCCGCATTACCACGACCCCCAAGTAACGATAACTTCTGTCGCATCGTCGAACACTATCTTGACCGAGTCGATCCCGCCGGCCGCAGAGAACGGCGCCGGCTCCCCATCACGGACAGTGTACACGGTGTCACCGCTCGCGGAATATGGATAGCGTGTCGCCCGGCTGTAGATCCTGACCGCAGCCGTGCCGTCAGCCCTGATCACGACATGGCTAACGCCTTGCGTGATCACAGTTGCATCTGTGCTCAGCACCTTTTCGCCGACCGGCAGCGCAGCGACAGCGAAGCCAGCCAGCAACACGCACGCAACAACAACAACGATCTTCCACATCATCATTCCTCCTCTGCCGGCTCCGGCTCCTCTAACAAGACCGACGTAACTGTCATGTCCCGAAAATTGACTAGCTTCGAAATGCAACGTGTGTCGGCAATCGTCTGCCCGTCGTGCGTAACCGCAACATCTTCTACTCGCCACCCGCAATCGTAATCTAACCCGCGCATGTCTTGCACAACATAAATTTCTTTGCGCACTTGGCAGTCAACGTCCAGGCGCGAAAAATAATCACGGACCAACTGTTCGCATACCTCGTATCGGCTTGGCGATGGGCTGATTAGACTGTTACTCGTGAGATAGGGCAAATGGAATATGCTCAGCGTTTCAGTGACATTGTCTGTATAGAAACTAGCCTTTGCGTTCGTGATCGGTATTTTGCCGTACTTAGCAATACTGTCTGCATTTTCAAACGTCTGCCATAAAGCGTCAGAATCACTGCCCCACCCAGACGGCACAGAAACATGTTCCTGGCCTTCAATGTAATTCACGCCTGCTGCCGGTGTTTTCAGCCAGCCGGACCGCCAGCGTCCATAGCCGGCGATAACATGATTCCCGACATGTTCGAGTGTAAGTTTCCATTGCGCGGCAATGACTCCGTCTTCAGCGTCTAAGCTGGAAGCTGTAAAATCATCCGGGTTGCGGCGAGGGAACATCGCAATCTTACCCGACATCGTGATGGTAAGCAGATCGTGAGAATGACGCGCCAAACCAGTTAACGTTTCGCCGTAGCTCTGTCCGGGCTCGCGTCTGTATACCACGTATAACGAGTTATCTTCGCCAGAACCATAGCACAACTGATCTTTATGAGAAGCGGCAAAACTTTCTGTATCTATCATGCTGGTATCAACGCCAAGCGATCTCAGAATAGCCCCGATAACCTCAGCGACCGTACCCATCCACGCCCTTGGGATCCAAATATGTGCAGTTCGCGGCGTTACGAACACACCCGACCAGTAATAAAACAACCTGTTGTATGACACGGTGTCACGGAGCGGGCAGGGGAAAAACAGTTTGCGACCACTTGTAGACGCCACAAATCCGCCGGGGCTGTACGGAGTAATTTGTCCGTCACAGTATACAGATTCCCATGCAGCGTAATTTCCGCCCCCGTATCCATACGAGTATCCGTAAATGTCGTTTCCATGCAACACGTTACCAGTTCCTTGATAGCTTCCGCCTTCCATATAGAAACATCCGTCGATATCTTCAATAATATCAAGATGATAATTACCATTGTCGGCATTAGTTACCGAGGCTATGCTGAACTCCGGCACTAGTTCCGTGTATTCGTAGTCTGTCGACCACCATGTACTATCGAGCGCCATTAAGTCAAAGCTCCCGCGCCACGGACCGTCATACCCGTGTCTATCGCATGCCCGTCCGCTTCCGACCACGTACCGTTGAGAAATGCTACTGCCGCTGAAACACTGGTAATCGTCATTGTTTGCCGCACATCGTCCTGCTCGATTTCGACAACACGCCCAAGATATTCGCACATTTCCAATAGCGACCAATCAACCGCCGGGTTGTCGGTACGCGCTACCCTGACGTATACCTGGTGATGCACATAACATTCTTGCGGTGTTGCCTGATAATCTGCTACCGGCTCGTACCAATAGTTAGCCGATGTCGTTGGATAAAACAACCCGTCGCCGTTTGCTGCGACGAATCTATATAGCCCGGCAGGCATCCGGCCCGGGTTCGCCAGGCTCAAATTGTAAGCCGTGGTTTCTCTCGATCCCGCATCGACAACACGATGAGGCCCGGCTAGATCATCATGCACTACTGTCCATGTAATATCGCCGCCGGCGCCGTCAGGAACGCCGATAAGCCAACGCTGCCTATACAGCGGACGCCCGTCGGCTATCGCATCGTATTGTGTCCCGGTGAGCAGGCCCATTACATATCCTCACTCACTAGATCGGCCCAATTATGATCGTAGGTGTATTCCTCTAACTCAAGCGTACCGACCCACACTGTACCGCCGCTTTGGTTGCGCGGCGTGTTCGGTATTCTTACAATTCGATAACCGCGCCCCCTGGCACATACAGCGAGATCATTGCATGTCGTGTCCCGCAATGTAGTATCTATTTCAGCAACATCGTTTGCGCTGTGCACCTTGCGGTCTATCCGCCACGTGAGCGGCAGCAACGGAGCAGTCAAGTATCCACAGTACAATGTAACAGTGGCCGCCGCTATATTGTTGTCCGCTCCGGCAGAGGACGCGACAACAAAATTGCCATTGTAGTATATTGTAATTTTCTGTGTGGCACCGCCCCATGTAACACAGACCGTATTGATATGCCCTTTGCGCGGACTAATGTTACCAGATATTGTGGTGCCGGACACATTAACAAAGTATACAGTCGAATCATTCAAATAAACCCTTCCGACATTTCCGCCGGCAGAAGTCATAATCAGCGTAACAGTTCCTGTCGTAAATGATGACGATTCAGGCCAAAAAAACGAGATATACATTGACCCGGATGCGGGGAATTTGAAATTAGCCACGACCTCAGAGGGGCTGGTCGTCAAGGTCCCAGGCTCCGGTTCGTACTGCGCTGCCGCCGTCGAACTGTGCGCTACATACGTCGGCCCTATTTCCAGGTACGGAGCGCCCCCGGCCGACGCGCCAGATGACAGATTGAAAAGCAGTATCGGGACGGCCGATTCCCAATCATCATTGTAAGGCAGCAACTCAAGACTGACTTTTGTCCATTGCGACAAATCAAGTGAATCTAGCTCAACGGTATCTATGTTACTGCTATGTTGAAAACTAAGCTCGGCCCCCGCGCCGACCACACCACGAATCCAAATCGAAACAGTAGCCCTATAAGACCCAGTAAACTCATAACCCTGGTAATTGGGATCTGCGGAATCCCATAAGCTACTGGCGATTACACCACGTATCCTGCTAGTAGCATTATCGGCGCTCACAATTAAAGAGTTCAACGAATTGTATGCTCCGAATCCACCTGGCACATGCGTAAAAGTTATATCGGAACTATGCGTTCCCCATTTTATCCAGCCACTATCGCCAGTATTTGGATCGACAACATTATTCCCTTCGGCAGCCGACAGTGGCGTCCACGGCTGGAAGCGTGATGTTTTTGCACGCTCAAACATCTGGCCGGTACCTGCCCTTGTCGGCACGACACGGCGCTTATTGGCGGTACCTTGTCCGTCTGGCGCATACATCGCCCTGACATCTGGCAACCAGACAGGAGCGTTTACGCCTCCGGTCGTGGTAATATTCCAATGCCCGGTTAAATCCTTGTATGCTGTCGTGCCGTCGCGCATGGTGCTTCCGCTGCCCGGTACAGGCCGCAGAGCTATTGTAGTATCCAGGCCATAGCCAGGACAATACGAGATCAGATATTGGCGGCGCATCCATGTTTCTAATTTAGATCTCAACGAATTACTGATATAGTCTATTGCCAACTGTATCCTGTGCCTGCTCCTCTTCCGCGCAGTACCAAGGGAGCCGTTGCTATATTCGTATACAATGCTGGAATCAGTATAGCCAGTATCTAATACTATCGCCGCCGCGTCCCCGTTCGGGTTCAATAGCTCAATTTCTTCGCGGCTGTTATAAACAGAATCAGCAACACTACTTGAATATCCTGGTATCTCAGAATATGCATCAGAAATGTTTTCTATCATTACAAGGTTAATTCTTGCTGGCGCTGTCATGATAGATACACCTTGTCATAGTATGAGCGAGAGTAACTATTCATCCTGCCGCCAGCATCAAGAGCCAACGGTGCTGGCAATGCTTTTGCGGCGCCTGTTACCGTTTTATCCCATCCGCCGCCGCCGGAAAAACCACCAGTTACTAGATTGGTAATGAATTTGGACCCGAATGAAGCGAGCACGTCTGCAAACGTTTGGCGCAGAGCGTCAACAAACGCACGCCCAAACGCTCTAGTGCTGGTTAACGCCGTATAAAATGCACTGTCTAATGAAGAAGTAAACGCAGGCATGAACGCAGCTTGCGCCTCCCACATCAAGCGCATATTATCAGAAGCCGTATACAACTTGATTTGTTCTTCAGATAATTTTTCCATCCCGTCTGTCAGCCGATCTGCTTCCTCAGCTGCATCACTCATGATAAGACCAAGATCTTCATACGATCTGTTTAGATCCTCACCGGACCCCATGCCGGCCAGAGCTTGCTCCTGATACCATTCAGGCATCGGACCTAATCTAGCGCCTAATGCGGCGGCATTTTCCTGCGCAGCTATTGTCGCATTCCACGGCGCCTGACGCGAATTAGGCACGCCAGGAATAGCAAACATGCCGGGCGCTACCGTGGCGCCTTGCTGGCCGAACCATGCTTGAAACGCACCTGGCTGATATGCCGCACGAGCTGCCGCGTCGCGCTCCATGTATTCGCGCTCGGCCTGCTGATAGGCCATACCAACACCGATGTTCGGGTTCTCCCCGATAAGCTCCTGCACACGACGCTCGACGTATTGACTTCTCGATTTCTCCGACGCCGAATATGGCTTTAGCTTCGCCATCGCATCGGCCAACTTATTGACGGCGGCAGTAAACGGAGCCAAGAACGGTTCAGCGAGAGCTTCTTTCAGGCGCGCCGTAGCGTTAGCTAGATTCGTTTGCGAGTCCGCAAATTCTGCGCTCTTGGCGGCGAACGTACTGGACATCGCGCCGCCGTATTTTTCCATCTCGACTCGCATAGCTCTGATGCCGCTAGCGCCTTGCTGCAACATCGGCAGCAATGCAGCTCCCCCGCGCCCGAACAACTCCTGGGCCAAGTCCAGGCGTTCAGCCTGGCTGCTAATCCCCCGCAACCCGTCAGCGATCAACGGCAGCAAATCATTGAATGACTTGAGCGATCCGTCGGCACCGGATAGCTGATCAACCGAAATCCCCAAGCGACTAAATGCGACCTTAGACTTCTCGGTGCCGTCCTGGGCCTCGGCCATCGCACGTGATAGGCGCTTGGTCGCCGTTTCAAGATCGCCTATCGAGCCACCGCCACGATTAAGCGCAAACTTATATTCCGATAACTTATCGACGGCCACACCAAGCCGCTGGCCCATTTTCTCCATCTGATCGCCAAGTACCGCCTGCCCGGCGACAAAATCAGCCACGGCCTTCATGGCACCAACTACGGCAGCGCCAATAGCACCTGCCGCTAGCGTAAACTTCGCGGCCTTCATAGCGTTGGCGTCGAGAGACTGTTCCAGAGACGAAAACGCTTGTTGCGTTTCGTTCTTCGCCTTGATCGCGATTTCGACTAGCCGCCGCTGACTCATTCCTGCCGCGCTTTCATTCTGACCGCTACCGCAAAGCTTACTTCTGCCGGCGTCATATTCATCAACTCGTGAGGCATCTTGCCGTAATCAGTGCACATGCCGTCGAGGGCCTTGGCTATCACAACTCCCGCCGGCCCTCTGAGGATACGGGAAAATTTTCAGCCTGCTTGCTGTCACCTCCTGTAATCATCGCAAACAGCCTCGGACCGTGGTCGGCCATCGTCAGCCAGGTTACCGTATCACTGGCCGGATCGTCCACGTCACCGAGTTTAGGGCTGATCATGCACGCCTTGAGAACTTTCGGCATCATGTCCGCTGCTGCGCCGATCATATCCGGGTTGATCTTGATCCGCTCCCCGGCCTCATCGTTTACCACCAGGAAAGCGTTAGCGCCAAATACCGACAACGCTATTTGCGTATCCCACTTGTGACACACGTACTTGATACCGTCCAGCACGTGTTCCTTGTGGTTCCGCTTCATGAGCTGCTCTACTGCATTCACTGCTACGACCCCGCGATGGTTGTTACCGTGAGGCCGGTAGCCTCGACGGAAATTGTGAGTGGCACGAATCCACGCCCAAGATCCGGCGGGGTGCCGATAGGCTGGCACCCCGTCAACGTGTGGTCCTTGATTATGATCGTGCCGAGCGTTGTGTCGCTGTAAAATTTGTCAAGCTCGGCGACCGTGTTGTTGCTCGTGGCCGTATCTAGCTCGACCTCGAATGTCGCCGTAATCCTCGGCCGCTCGTTGCCGATCACCGGCTGAGGCAACGTAGCAGACCCGAGACGCTGCCGGTCGATACCGGATACCGACCGCTCAACGCTGATCCTCGCCAACTTGCACGAGTTGACCACGGTACTATTGATCGTAAACGTGGTCAGTCCAACCGGAGTTACGAGCAGAGAATCAGCCGGTAGCGACGGGCTTCTGGCCGCGCCGCTGTATTTTTCCTGTGCTTGGCCGATAAAATCCAAGCTGATCGTCGAGTAGTCGCCGGCGCCCTTGAGTTCCCAGGCGATAGACCTAGCAATAAGTCCCTTGTAGTCATATTCGACGCCGCCGAAGTCACAGAACGCGCTGAGACTCGTTACAGTGGGCGTGCCGGTAAAGTCGTAGTCATTCGTACTGAGGCTGGCCATGTGCGCATAGATATTGCCTAGCACAGTACGAACACGCGACATGCCTAGCACGGCACCGCCCTCGACGTATGACGCCAGCCGTAGCCCGGTATGCGGTGCGTTGCCGCCGAGCGTCGGTGGCACGGCACGCACTTCCACGAGTTTCAGCGTCGAGCTTACACCGTGCTGGTATACTGGCGTTGCCGCAAGCGTGCCGTATGCCACGGCCTCGGAGCCAAGGGCTAGCCAGCCAAAACTACCACTCAACCAAGCCATCTTACACCGTCCTTGTTACCACTCTGCACCAGCGTTGTAGGCGAATACCACCGGCTGGACCCATACCAGGCGTCCGATTGAGGAAAGCTGCCCCTCGTCTGTATCGCAATCGTCGAAGCCAACAAACACTGCCCCTACCTGCTCGTTGATCTCTGACCTGTAACTAACGAGGGCATTCCTGACGTCCTGCAATAACCCATTACCTAGTTGATTCAAGCTTTCCTCTTTTGCTTTGATCAGGGCATACACCTGGTACTCGACCGAAACATGCTGCCGTCCGCCTAGTTCGGTCTCGCCAAAACGCTCCGATCCTAACACGATATACAGCGCACACTCTTCCTCGCAGTTGTTTGCCTCTTGCCAGCCGGCGCAAATTCTAGGCTGCGTATTATATCCCCCGGCAATCGTAATGCCTGAGAACACCTGCTGCATGAGCAGATAAATCTTATGTCGAATACTCGACGCCATTACAGCCGCTCCATTACTGCGCCGGCCATGATCTTCTCAGCGTCATTTGCCGTAGCGTTGATCGTGTTAAGCAGCCCGGGCCGAGCCGGGATCTTGCTGCCCGGATGCCTAACTGACTTGACAACCACCGATTGTCCGTCGACCATGAACGCCAGCGCCTTGCCGTGCCTGGGGAAAATGTCATGCGGGCGAGTAGTGCCGCCATATTCATGGACCCTTGCATACTTCAGATCGCTTCCGTAGTAGGCTGCCAGTTCACGCTCCACGATTCGCCGTGTGTAGCTACGAGACAACGCCCCGCTCCGCATCGTCAACCTGTGAGGATCGGTAGCCGCGGTTAATAACCGACCTTCGGCATCCCTGAGTTCCTTGGATCCGCGAATAAACTCGCGCCGCTTGTGGTGCCGCTCCACCAACGCAATACACTTGTGCAGGCCCGAGACAGCGCCGACGCCAACGGCCTTCTTGCCCTTCGCGCCTGCGATCTCGCGCGTCGAACTGTCGTCTACCGATACGCTAAGACGTAATGCGGCCTGCGCCATTATGAGTACACCCTGTAAGCTCGCCAGATATCCGCGATGCTCTGAGGTACCGCCGCCGGATCGTACGTAGCGGCGTATCCCTCGCGGCTCTCACTTGTCACTCCAACACGGCCTTCGAGTCTCTGCTTTTGAAGTCTCACCATTTCCAGCGCCGAATGCTGTACGTTACCGGGTACGTCTTCCCACCCACCGCTGTACGCGACATGGATAACCTGCTCGGGGTGGTAGTATCCAGCTACGTTGACTTCTAGCACCATCCTACCGGTCTCTTCATTGAGCGTATATTCGTCAGACGTGAGCGTATCGACCAGGTCGCCGTACCTGTACACCTTAACGCTTGTGATCTCATCTATCGGCGTTGCTCGCAGCCACAAAACAGGATAATGCGGCGGCGGAGCGACCTGCTTATCTGTAACATCGCCCTTAGTGATTCTGCTGCGGCTTGTGTATTGCATAAACAGTCCTGACACGGCATTGATGTACGCCCTGGCCTTGTCGCCGCTGAGACTCAACATTTCAAGCACCATTTGCTCCGATACGATCGGATCACTCGTGAGCACCACGGCCATGACTATTCCTCTGGTTCAGGCGTGACAAACATGTCTATCACCCGTTGCCGCGCTCGAATAATAAAGATCTCCGAGTAATTATAGAACGTGTCTTCTCCGTCAACTGTGGCAAGTTCGAACTGCGCCATGTAGTCTCCGGCCTGGTCTAGCTCGCCTTCGCCCGGCGTATACGATATTACGCCATCCTCGCCGGCGTCGTTTTCGCCAACCACTACCTTGGTACACGTTTTCCCGTCGATCGTCTTGGCCCCGGCAATGCCAGCGGTGAGCGTCACGGTAATAGCCTCGCTGGACACGTCGAGTGCACCGGACAACGTCTTGAGCGCGACCTGTAGCGGCCGCGCTGTAGCGCCAACCCAGGTGTAAAGTATTTGCGTCGCCTGCGACATCATCTGACCGCCTTAGTCCGGTAGATATATCCTTGGTTTCTTACCGCCGATTGGTGCCGGTATCGGATCCCGCTCCCGCGCGGATGTTAACGATGCCATCAACCGGATGGTGCTGCATTCCGCAACCTCCAGCTCTATGCTAGCGGCACACGCCATCCCGGACGACTCGGCTAGATCGTCCCGCACGTAGACCGATTGATCACTCATCGTGCGCCTTCCTCGACGGAGCGCGGCGCAGTTCCTTAGTCGTCTTGGCCGGCTCGTCTTCGACGATGGCCAAATGCCCCATCGCCACCCATGGTGTAAGATCATACGGCGACTCATCGCTGGTAATGATCTTACCCACGTAGCAATGCACCGCCCCATTGCCGAAGTCGAAGCCGATTTCCTTGATTACTTTGTACTTCATGATCTCTCCCGGCCCCGGCCTGCGCAGTTCTGAACGCGGCGGCGGCCCGTCTTCACCAAAGCCGATTACTATTTCCTTGCCGGCGTTGGCCACAACATCGTCAATCGTCCAATCAGACAGAATGGCAATAGGTTCAGAGCCCATGCCTGTTTCTTCCCATGACATCCCTGGCCTGTAGGGAACTGGCATCATGATTGGTTCAAGCCCAAGCTTCGCGGCTGCGCGGATGCGGTGGCATCCCTCCAACGCTGCCCACATACCTTTGCCCTCAAGCCACACGGCACGTATCGACGGACGGCCGAGTGCTTTCATTTCTTCCACGACACGACAGAGCCGGTCTTCCTCGAAGTAGGTATGTATCAATGCAACTTTCATTTTTGCCTCTGCGGCGGCCCCCGCCGAAAGGGGGACAGCGAGGGCCGCCACTACCGCCTTACTATCGAGGCGGCGGGTTCTGCACTACGCCAGCGCCGTGAACCGCGCGTAGCTGTGCATGTACGGGTTGCCGATGGTGAAGTCAGCGTAGGTGCCGACCTTCAGCCACGTTTCGTTGTCGTTCCAGCCATCGCCACGGTCGTTGAAGTCCACGCGGAAGGCACCGTCCCAGGCCACCATCACCTTCTCAATCGGAGAAAGGATGATATGGTTACGCACGGCGGTGGGGTTTGCCTTGACAGCGAACGGCGTAGTAACAAATCGGTAGCCCTGGAGACGCGGGAACGGGCCCTGTGACACGTCGCCCCAATTCATGCCCTGCTGCGTGAGCGTGCCCTTGAGCGTTTGCGCTACAGCGTCCGTCGTGATAATCACATATTCGTCAGTGTCGCCGCAGCCCTCGTGGTCAACGATAGACTCGCCGATGAACTTCGAAACAAGCGCGTAAGTCACAGTCGCCGCTGCACTTTGCTCGTAGACGTTCGTCGCACGCAGGATGCCGTTGTGCGGTGCGGTGCGGCCGGTGAACTGCGTCGGAGAACCAACGTAACCAGCGATGATGCCGTTCTCCAGCCGTCGCACGACTTGCTTCAATAGCTGCATTGTCATGGCGTTCGGAATCGAGATCCCGTAGGCCGTGAATACCTCGTTGGCAAGCTTCACGAACCCATGGCAGTACTGCGGATTCAGCGCGTCGCCGCCCCACTCGGTACCGGCATCCGATTCAGTCAATGCGGCGCCCTGCGAGCGACGCGACCAAACGGTGTTGGCCAGCGTAACCTCGTTCGGGACGCGGATCGTGTTCCCGGCCGGCAGCGTGAACTTTGTGACCAGCGGCCAGATCTGCCCGTGGCGCAGCACGAGCTCGATGATCTGATCGCTGACCAGGCGCGGCACTAGGTACCCGCCTTGCGCGTCCACGTCGCTAGAGATAAACTGCGCGGCCTTCTGCTCCAGCCACTGTGGCATTTTGCGTCCACGGTTTGTGTGCCATGCGGACTTCACGAACATGTCCATCTCATGTTCCAGGTCTTGAGCACCGCTTTTGCCGAGGCCGGCTTCGAGCATCTGTCGCATGGCCGCGATGTCGTTTTGCACTACCCCAAGATCACCGTTGAGCGCATCGACTTTCGCCGCTGCGGCTTTCGCATCGGTCTGCGCCTTTTGAACGTCATCGATGCTCGGGATCTTGTCGAGCTTAGCGGCCACGTCCTGCACCTTGTTGGTCAGGTTAAGAATCTGGTCTTCCATTTTATTACCTCTTGCTTGCAGTCTATGAGGCGCCGCTCTCCCCGTCTCCTAGGCGAAGATGCGATTACGGTTTAATGCCTCGATGGCCGATGCGATGGCTTTCTGCTCCCGCTCGGCGCGAACACGTTGTTCTTGCATCAACATTGACTCGACATTACGCAGCCGGTCGTCGTACATCTTGAGCACGTCCGCCGCGTCGCAGAATCCTTTGGCGAGTACGCCTGTCGCTTCATTCGCTCCCTGGTTGACAACTGATACTTCCCAGAGTTCGGCCTCGTAAATGTCGAACCCGCCCGCTTCGTTTGGAACCTTTTCTGAAGGGATAAACCCGACGCTCCACTCGTCCAGGTAGCCAGCACGGATCTTGTGATCTAGCGTGGCGGCTAGCTGGTCCTCAAGGTCGAACTCGACAGACAGCAGTAGCCGTTCGCCGTCTACGCGGGCAAAAGCCTTGGCCAGGTTCGGCACCCACGGATTGTGCATCCAGTAGACGCGGCCGCCGCGCGCGTTGAACTTGTCCAACAGCCAGCCCCGGCCTTTGTCGCTCGGCCCTTGATGGATCACGTCATTGTCAATGTCTCGCTCTTGCGTCGACACGACCGCGACGATCGGCTTGCCCTTTGGTGCATCGAGTACCTTACACGACCGGACCTTGTGAATCATTTCCATTTCATCAATCCTTGATCGCCGGTATAGTCTCGCACCGGCAGTTGATTACTTCCTCGGGCGGCGCTCCGCTTTCCTGCGGATACGTTAAGCCCATGGAAAACGCTGCCCCTAGCGGCACGACTTCACCGTCTGCCATCTCGTGAGTCTCGCGGCTGTTGGCATCGATCACAGCAAGCCATTCGTGATGCGTAAATCCCTGGTTAGCCATCTCATCAAAACGCGCCGCGTTGTATACTGTGCCGATCTCGGTACGAGCTATCATGCGACCTCGGTCGCGGCCGATATGATCGAACTGATCTCTGACCGCCGACGCGAACGACTGTAACGACTCTCCACGTTCCGAATAGTCTACGGCAGCCGCCGATACCCACTCAGCCAAAGCCATGATCCAGTTGGCGGCAGCCTGCAAAACATACATACGTCGTGTGGCGAATAACCGATCGATGATCGGCGAGAACATCGCTGTCTTGACTCTGTCGTGCCACGGCTCGGCCGCCTTGCCTGTCACGATGTCCTGCACCGATACGATACCGACTTCCGCAGCTCTACGTTGCGACGGCTCGACGGCGGCTAGCAAGCCCTCACGAATAGGACCGAGGGCATCTGATACTTTCGCTGCTGCGGCCGTCGCAATCTGCTCGACCGGGAGCCCTGTGGCCATGATCTCCTTGGCTACCGTATCGCCGACTCGTTTGCCTAGTTCTGCGATAGCTTTCGCGACGTTGATCTCGATTTTGTTCAGCATCCGATTGCGCTGCGACTTAGTGATAACATCCAGCGCCCGCATTTTGATCGTCGCGTTACACAAGCCCTTGCGTGCCGTCTTGCCGCCGCTGATGGAACCAAACGCAGACGCCACGGCTTCGCGCCTGGCGTTGGCCGCGTCCTCTGCGGCGATCATGTCGGCTTCGTTGAATCCAAGATCCAGCTTGTCGTTCAGGACAGTTAGCGGGATGCCCATGCTATGATATACTCGCGCCGTCGATGCCTTAATGGCCTCGTCTTCGCGCAACGCTCCTACGCCGGAAAGATCGAATCGGACGAACGTCTTCATGTTACGCTCGCGCGTGAAAAACCTGTCCCAAGCGTCTTCATACGAACGCAGCAACGGGATCAATGTCTGCGCCCAATACAGCTTGATCGCTTCGGGCGCACTCTTGTATTGTGCGCTGTCATCGTCGCCGATCAGGATTGGAGCCATGCCATAGACGTGGCAAATTTTCTTCTTACTCATCGTCTGCATGTTCAAGAAGTTCAGATCCTCACGTGTGAACTTGGGATCTTGCAACGACAATGCCGCCGGTAAGATCACGTCTCTACTCGCCTGCCCGTCCCCTGGCCTGCGCATAGCTAAGATCTTGCGGTGCTGATCTACCTGCTCCGGTGTAAGATCCAACGTCGGATCACTCGGGGCCAATACCATGCCGCGTTCGCCGCCCCTGGCCAGTGTGTCTCCCTGTAGCGCATCGGCCGTGTTGTCGATGCCGAGCGATGATGCCGCAGCTTTGAGCGGGGACTGGCCACGGTACGGGTTTGTTGGGTCGATCGCTCCCATCCATAGCACCTGTGTTGCATCCACCTTGAACTGATCCTGGTTGTGGTGATATTCCCACCCAATCAACCCAGCCTGTTTCGTCACGATCTCGTTCCAATACATCGGATCGTACCAAGGGAAAACGGCTCGCGGCGATCCACGTTGCCCCGTCATGTCAAAGCGCCAAAAGCATTCTCCACGCAGCATGCGTAACGTTGTCGTCCACTCGATCAACCGCCGCCTGGTGAATACCTGGTTGGGCCTGTCGAACAACATCGCTATCGGATCATCGTCTCTGACGTAGCTTGTATCGTCGTCCGGGTCGGACAGATAGAGCATCGGCAGCCCAGCAATGTCTTTCGCTATACGTGATATGCAAGCGTGGGCGATAGCGTTCGATGAGTAGGCGTTTGCAACATGTGCTTGCGGGTTGAATGGTCGACGTACAGGAACGAACCCAGCCGGCGAAGTCCAATCGTACACAGCGCCCTTTTTCATCCATGACATGATGGCCTTGCGCAAGTTCATACCACCACCATTGTCCCTTGCATGCGCCGCGCGGCGGCGATTCCTTGCACCATATACCGTACGCTGTCCGGGGCGTGGTCGTCCACCTTGAGCGGCACCTCGCCTGCGGGGCCCGATTTCTCATCTGGATATCGGTACACATCGAACTCTCGGATGTGATCTCGCAGCGACCGGCGAAACTTGAGGCGCCCGTTTATCAGGCGAGTTTCCACTAGCACGATGCCGGCGCGAATGCTGGACTTGTCGCGGTCGCCAGTAACACGCGGCGCCGGGCGGACAGGGAGACCAGCAAGCCTGAGTTCCTTGATCGTGCCTGGTTCGCTTGCATCGGCAAACCACGAACGCACGTTGTGTTGAGTTTGGAGATTTCGCAGAATACCCACTAGGTCAGCCGTGGTAGACTCTCGCAAATATGTACCGTCGTCTACGTGCAGCACGTCGTCTCGGTCTAGGCGGCCAACTGATACAACGGTAGGATTTCTAAAGCCGAAGTCGATGCCGCCCCAACACTCGTCAGATCCAAGCGGCTCGCGTTCGTCGTAGATCATAGGCCCGGCCGGATCGAAGCTCTTGTATACCTTGCCGGCAAAAGTGACGAACTCGGCCAGGTACTCCTGACGGAACACCCAATCTGGTAGCTCACGTCTTGCCGCATCGATTTCAGATTTCGGTATGAACGGATTATCGTAGGTGCTCGCCTGCCACGATTTCCAGTCTGGATGCTCGATGTTACTTCCGCGCTGCCATAGTGTATAGAAATCGCCGCGACCGTCCGGCGTCGAAATGAACATCGCAGCGCCTCGGCGATCCGTGAGCGCCGGCCGCAAATCCTCTTGCCATGTAGACAGCAATTGCGGCAGGAACGCCGCCTCGTCG